CTTAAATCTGCTTTTTTTAGAGCATCTTTTATCAAAGTTTCCCGCTTTGTCTTAACAGTTGTACCGCTTAGATCCGTTACTAAAGTAGTTAAACTTTTAACTTCTTCAGTCAGATCCGATATTTTCTTTTCGGAATCGGTCATATTTTTTTGTTCTTCTTTCTTTTGCTCTTCTGTTTTGGCTTTCGTTGCTGCTTCTTCTTTTTCTTTTGCCGATTTCAGATCGTGTGTTGTGATAGCTTGCGATACTCTCCGATCCGTCTCGCTCTGCAGGTACTTATTGAAACTCTCTTCCATCCCAGCTTCTTTCACAGCTTCGAGTAACTGTTCTGGAGACAGTTCAATTTTCCCTTTTAACTTTTCGATTTCCGCTTCAATTTGACTTTCATCAGTCACCTTGATTTTTTCTGCCAACGCCTCATCAAGCCCTGCTTTCTTTAATGCAGTTTTAATTTGAGTTGTAAAATCCATTTTACTTATCTCCTTTATAATTTTATTTTTTTGAAATTACTTTTATAGCCGAATTCCTCAATGCTTCAGATATATTATTCTGTTTCTTTTTCATTTCCTTTTCTACTTCTGATATCAGCTTCTTGTTTTTCCTGATTTCAACGGCCTTGATCAGAGTATCTACCGCATTAGAGATTTCCCATTTCCTGTCTATTTCTTTTTCTGTTTCCGCCATTTTCTTATATACTCCCGTTTTAATTATTTCTGCATAAAAAAAAGAGCCAACTTAAGAAAACTTAATTACAAAGTTTTCCTAGATTGGCTCTCTATGTTGGAGCTCTATTTAGTTTATTTTTATTATAACACTTTCTTTAATTTTTGCAAATTTACTTCTTCTTTAACTTCTAAATATTTATTATAATTATAAAAAATTACATCTTTCTTTACGAAAATATAACTTGTATATTGCAAGGGCATATCGATCCCATAGGTTTTAATTTCGATCGCTTCAAAGCCTATTGAGCTAAACATATGCAGGATATTAGCCATAAAATAAGCCTCATCTATGATTTGAAGTCTTTCCGGATATTTATTTCGCATCCAGGACTGTAATCTTGCATCAGGGATATTAAGATAAACAATTGTATTATTTTGAGAATATCGTTTTATGCTTTCTATAAGTCCCGGAATCTTTTCTATTGGTATGTGCTCCATTACATCAACTAGGCAAATTACATCAAATTTCTTTTTGTCTAGGTCTAAATTTGTTATATCGGCTATCCTATATTCAATATTCTGATGATTAGAATTTTCTTTTGCGAATTCAACTAGCTTAGGGGATAAATCAACCCCGAGCACTTTTGCCCCTAATTCGGCTATATATTTTGTGGTTATTCCAGTGCCGCATCCTAAATCCAAAACATTCATTTCTTCTTTAATTATATCTTTTAGATCCTTTTTCACTTTGTTATGTCTCGGATTTTCTCTCATATGATCATGTCTAAGATAGCCGAGAAAATTATCATAGTAAGTTTTGACTTCGTTTGTAGTAATTTTTTGGTTCATTTGGAATACCTTTTGATTTTTGCTAAAATTTTAACTTGCCTTCCTCTAAAACAATGATAGTCATCCTCTATACATTTTTTAATATCATTGTCATTAAATCCCCAACAACGATGTCCTTCTCTTGGTCTATAATAATGGCAATATCTGCATTTACAATTTTTCTTTACTTTATATTCCATCAATAACCCCCTTTATTTGCTTAACCTGATTCTCTAATGTCCAGCCTTTGTCAATCATCCAGCTTCTATAAGACTTTGAGTAATAATTTTCAGTTCTTATAATATTAACCGCTCCTTCAATTGTATTAAAGATAGTATGTTTAGGATATAATTCTTTCGCTCCCCTGAAATTGTGGATCACCGGCTTTATCCCCCTGGCCATGGCTTCCATTATTGCGTAGGAATGGCCTTCTTGAATACTGGTATGAAGCAGGTAATTCTTATCTTTCCAGAATTCCTCCATATCATCGATCCAGCCGTAGAATTTTACATTCTCTTGCAATCCCATTTCTTTGATTATATATTCCAGGTATATTTTATATCTTGAATCCTGATATGAACCGGCTATATGCAGTATATATCTTTTGTCGGTATTATATAATCCTTCAGTCAACTTTTTCAATATCTGCAAGGCCATTTGGGGATTCTTCTTGTAATTAATGAATCCAACCCAGGCTATATTATGTCCGGGTTGTCGTTCTTTCCACTTAATAGAATCTAAATCAAGTCCATTATAAACAATTTCCGTTTTGACTTTTTCCTCTATACCAGGAAGGAATTCTTTTAATATTTCTCTGATATGAGGTGCAACGAAGATTAATTTATCTACTACGGTCCAATTTATTTTTTTAGTAAAGTCCATAAATATTTCGTAACTGTGAAGTCTGATTATAACTTTTTTGCCCTTTATCCCTTTGTAATTCGTTCCTACAATGGCCGCCTGGTTTGCCCATTCCAGCCAGACAATATCAGCCCAATCAATCGCATTATATATTTCCTGTTCGGTCCTGATTATAAACTTCCTTATATTATAGTCAGCCGAAAGTCCTTCAATTATCGGATCAATGAATTGATCAAGCCCCGCCAGGCAAATAACACTTATTTTCTTCATTATTCCCCCCTTTTTTATTTATTATTTAATATCCTTATATACTCCATGATAAACTCCGTATTATCCCGTATAAAGCAGGTTATTCCAGTAGTTAATTGATTAGTTCTATCTTCTTCATTTTTTAAATTAAGACACATCTCAAAATCTATCCCGTGCATAACTTCGTGCATAATTGTTTTTAATGTCTGTTCGTAATCCAAAAACTTACATATCTTAATTTCCTGTTTAGTCTCCCATATTTGACCATCTAAAAAATGACCGTTTATAGGGTTTATTATTTTCTTATGATATGTAATTATGTAGTTACTCGATATGATCCTAATATTTCTAAATTTCTTATCCTTGTTTGGTATTTTCATTTATTCCCCTATTAAAAAGAAATTTTAGATTTCCCAATTTGCTTTATCTTTTTTCCACTTCTCAACTTCTTTTTTTGTAACTGTAAAAGTATTATTGATTTCAAAGTCGCCAGATTTTACTTTAAAAGATACCGTACAATCTTCCACACTTTCGCCTATTATTTTTGTTGATAAGCAACTTCTAACATAATTCCTTATAAGTCTTTCATAATATCCTGTATCCACAATTACCCCCCCCCTTCTATATAGATTTTCATATTCACTATATTCTAATTTATCACCTTCATAATGACTTTTAGGGATAAAATTGCTTTCATCATTTAAGTTTTGTTTATTAAAATGAACCCCATATCCCAACTTTTTCATAAATTCAATATCTTTTTCAATCACTCCGATATATCCTTCTTTTATGTTATGACCACAACAACAGCCAGTAGTTTTAATATTTATTGACCAAAGATATTTAATTTCTTTGGATATACATTTATCGATTCCCATTAATTGGCCATTAGGCATTTTTAAAGTAACTTGATTATCATAACTACCCATTTTTATATTTTTACAATTACACATTTATCCTCCTACGGCTTAAATTTTTCGCCTGATTCTCTACTAATCGCAATTCCCTGTTTACTAGCTTTCAATTTTGCTGCTGCTTCGGATTTCTTATCATCGGCATTATAGGTATAACACTTACCACTATCCCCATATTTCCAGCCTGTTTTTTTATCTAATTTACATCTTTTTAATGGCATTTGACTCTTCTCCTTTTGTTTCTTGATTCTTTCCTCTTCATAATTCATAAAATCAATACCCGGAAACTTTTCAATAAGATCAAAACTGCCATCAGGATTTAAAAACGGATTCTTCTTTTTATCTTTTTTTATTTTGGCCATTATTTATTTAACCACCTTTTATATTCTACACCAAATTTTTTGGCAAATGCTTCCATCGCTTCATGGGTATGTTTTATACTTGTTAATCTTGCCGCAGCATTCGCTGCTTCATCAAAATTAAGTCCAGTATCTATCAATCTAATACGTTCTCTCTCATACATTATCTGATATTTATTTTGTATTGCAGAATTTTCTATTTTATAAAGATTTCTTACTTCCGCTGCGGAATTTGGGAATTTCGCTCTATCTATTATTTTAGCGCTATATTCGTATTTAGTCCCTACCGCCCTCATTTCAGATCCTCTTTTATATGATCCCAGCATGCTAAGATCTTGATCGGAAAAACTACTCCCTAAAGGATGATTATGTGTGAATAGCATATTCTCGACATTCATTTGTTCAACTTCTGCTTCTGTAAAAGCTATCTGATTATTAGTGCCGGATTTCTTAATCAATATATTCCCATTTTTATCAACTGCAATACAATGTTCTAATTTTGCATCAGCATATTTTTTGTTAAATTCTTTTATCCTCAATAATTGCATATTCTCCCCTGGGGCCGGAAGCACAGGCGCGGGTATAGCCGTTCTTAAAACATTTTCCCGGAGCATAAAGTCCTTTGTGAAATTGTCTCTAATCCAATATGGCACATTCTTATATCCCGCAATCTTGGAAGCATTTATCTTAACCCAGTTAGCCGCCCTTTTAGGAATCTTTGAAATATACTTTGATTTGGGGACCTTCCCGGTTTCCATGAATTTGAGAGAGTCCTTTTCATTCAGCATAATCGATGTCGTATAGCATAAACAGCCTACATGCCAGGTCATGAAAATAAAGCCCTTTGGGTATTTGCCGACCAGATCATCGCACATATCAAGTCGTGGATGAGAAGCCGATAAATGAACCTCTATTCCTGTTACAAAAGGCAATTGTTGTCTTTTAACATAATCACTCATACGATAGGCCATATTAATCTCATTTTTGGCAAGTCTTAGTGCATTTTTATAAGAGCTTCTATATATCCCCGCTCCTGGGTGATAGCCCCGAGCAGTCTTACTTAAAACAAGTTTCCCTTCTCTTCTAACCCTTCTAAATAGTCTATTCGGTTCATTAAGATAGTGCTTAATATCTCCTGAAATTTCAGCCGCACTTCTTCCGGTAGTTATTCCCGAAGCGAGATAAAGTTCTAATTGATCCTTTGCTCCATTGGTTAAATTCCAGACTCTTTCGCTTAAATTCATTCCTGCCGCGGTCCGGGTTAAGAAGGTGTCTAATGCTGCCATATTCAATTGATTAAATGAAGACGAAATAGCATCTTTGCTTAGTTTTATCCCTTCGGCCCATGTTCCCACCAGTTTGTTATTCTTTAGGTTGGCCATATCCCAATGGTTAACAATCCCGTCCTGTATACCGGCCTGGATGTCTTTGTGGAGATTGCCTAATATTTTATCTACCTTTTTTGCTAATGCTTTATTAGCTTTATAAAAAGAACCCTGGAATATTTTAGTAGGATTTTTCATTTCTCTTATAGCAATATTAATCGCTATATCGTTAGAGGCCTGGTCCAATACCGCTTCTATCTCTCTATTGCGTTTAATTATATCCAGCATATTCCTTTTTTCAAACTGTTCTTCAATCCCCATTTAGGGTTCCCTTCTCCAATAAATTTGTATTTTCTTTATCGGCCATTACCGTCAATATAGGATAAACTCCTTTTCCCCTCGCTGCCCTGATCAGGAATTTAATATCTTTGGGTAGACATTTCCCTTTTGCCCCTCTGTAACCATCGAATAATGGATCGAGATGCATTGCATTAATCCATTTATCAAGCTTAAACGCCTGTAATAATTTATAGTAGTTTGCTCCGTATTTCTGGCATATGTCATATAACTCATTGCCAAATACTACTTTGACTGTATATAGGCTATTCAAGGCCACTTTTAATAACTCTGCTTCTACCGGTTTCATCATTATTATTTTATTAGTATCGATTATAGGCTCGAAAAGCCCTTTGAATATATCGAAGGTTTCCTTTTTATTCGTTCCTACAATTACCTTGTCAGGCTTGATTTCATCTTCTAAAGCTGACCGTTCCCGTAAAAATTCCGGTAGGTAGACAAACTCCCTGTTATATTCTTTGGCAAATTCGTCTATCATGCCTGGCATAAGTGTTGACCGTATAGCGATTATTCCTTTTTTGTTTTCAAGGTTTACATGAAATACTGCCTTTTTAACATCTTCAAATTGCATGTCGGGTTTAGTAGGAACGCAGATGAACACAATCTCACATTTCGATATATCATCAGTCAATTTTTTAGCAGGGTCGTATCGCTTGACTGTGTGGCCTAAATCGTCAAGTAGCCCCGCGAGGCTACCACCCACAACGCCGCAACCTACAACGCCAAAATTCATTTTGTTATACATATTTTTATCCTATCTCTCCTCCACATCTATCACAAAATATTTTCCCTTGAATACTGCCATACCAAGGTAAGTTTATATAATTCATAGCTCCACAATAAGGACAGAATATAATATTGAAACTATTAACTTCTTCATAAATTGTATTACCAGCAGTATCTATTCTATTTGTATACATTTTATTTACCTCCATTTGTTATACATTAAATGACTCACCAAGATTAGCTACCTCGCTTTTCTCTTCTTCTTCCAGTCTTTTGATATCTTCTTCGCTATCTTCTACTAAAGGGTTCCCTCTAACTGCTGAATCCCTGCTCATAATATTATCGCCGCCCCTTGCAATCGATAAAGCCTTTACCATTTCTGTCATACTTGCGGGTAAAAGATCCCCGAATTTAATAGAGATATCTAATTCTTCCAGGCTAAGTTTTGATTTTACATCGGTTACTGATAATATTGCCTTTAATAAATTAACCCTTCTGGTTAATGCTTCTCCGAATAGTTCTTCTTTGTCTTTCGCTTTCATTATGGCATCCATGAATAGAAATTTGAGGGCTTCTCCTGAGGTTTTTGTTAATCCCTTAACATTACTGAAAGATAAATCAGGGGTAGAGGTTATAGAGTAGATAATATCCTTTAAGGTATTGTATTCTAAGTCGGTGGCTTCAGGTGCATTTTCCCAAGTAAGATAATCTGCGTCTCCATACTCTATTTTACCCTCTGCTCCAACTTCGCCATCAAATTGTAAGGTCTTGCCTATTTCCCCCTTTTCCGGTGGATTTTTTATTTTACCTTTTAGCTTTAATATGGGTGCTCCGAAGTAATCATTTGTATCGGCAAATTTACTAATCAGCATTTCGGCTCTGTCGATCTCGCTTTGTACGCTCGTCCATTCTGGCTCATCCTGATCATAATAAATCACCGGGATCTTCTTATACAGATTTTCCTTTTTCGTGACCTGCCAGGTATCTTTCTTGACCCCATAAACATTAGTTTCAGCGGTATAAATATCAACGTGACCATAAGACTTGCCATCGATTTCTTCGAGTTTATACTTGCGTATGAAGGCGTCCATGTCTCCATTTTCGTTAAAATGAACGTATATATCATCACCATTCTTTTTGCACAATAAAGCCACCTTTATATGTTTTACGTTATCACTATCAATTATCGTATACCAGAGTTCGGCTGCCTTCGTTTCGATAAATAGCCGGCGTGCCAGCTTCCTATTAAAATAGTCTAGTTTATTTTTATCCCAGACATCACCTATTAGAGAAAAGGTTTCCTGATATTTATCCTCTTTATTCCCTAATATTAATTTTATCGGTTCTCCGAATAAAAACGATACGGCCATATTAACAATTTTCATTTGATATCGAATGACTTCTTTTGCCTGGGGAATGTTCTTTAATGTTGGACCTTTGCCGATAGTCTTGGCGGGTCTATTCAAAATATCATGATCCCCCGTATATTCTTTTATATTTTTTTCGATATCCCGGTCTATCCTGTCCTTACATAAAGTCTCTGATAATTTTGCAAAATCATCTTTATGCTTTTCTAAAATATCTTTTATGTCCATGATTTAATCTCCTCTTATTCATATAAAACTATTTCTGCTCTTGAGATATTAATTTTTTTTTCTTTTAATAAATTCTCAAATGCAGCGGAAAAATTCTTTTTTGATAAACTAGTGTAAGCAAGATCTCCTGTATTTCGTTTGTTTTCTTTCTCTCTATTCACCATAATATTTACTGAAATATATGGTTTACCTTTAATTCTCATTAAAGCCCTCCTCTCATTTTTAAAATATTCCCAGTTCCTCAGCGGTATAAGGTTTTTCTTCTTCCCTCTCGAAAATCCGGTCGTTTAAGGCATAACGGATCTGGTCCATAAAATGATTATTCTTGTCAATCGGTGTATTAATCACTTCTCCATCCTTATCCTTTTTCCATTGGTATAATTGAAATTCATTTATGGCGTTCTGGCATTGCCGGTCGATTATGATTTCGAATTGCTTTACATATTGAATACCAAAGTTAACACTCCCCGGTCCCTTCCTAGCAGATAAAGCCTCTATCCCGTAACCTCTCAATTCAGCTATCGATTTCGGCTCTGCAGAATCACATCTTATATATTCCTTTCCAATGGCCGGTTTCAGCTTACCCGCTATCGAATCATTGGTTAGCCCTTTCTCATATAAAAGCTCCTGAAGGATATATAACTTTTTACCCTTTATGGCCTGTCTTCCTGCTGCACTGGGATCATTGCTAAAGCCAAAATCGAGCCCGTTATAATAGGTTCCGAAGGTATTTTTAATTTTTGAAAGATCTTCAATCTTCCAGTTAGTAAAGATTAATTCCCCTAAAATTCCCCAGTTCCCTTTTGTATAAACCTCTTTATAATAAGGGTCTTGCTCGTTTTCCAATTCATCGATGTCGTCTTGCTCCAGGAATCTCAAGTTATCTTTGTAGGTTGTCTTTAAAATCAATACTTTGTCATCGTGATATTCAGTTTCGCCTTCTATCCAGTTCTTAAAGTATTCCTTAAAAATCCAATGGGTCCGGAATATAGGATTGAAACATAATGTCATTCGTTTTAAGACTTCGGACTTACCTCTCAATCTCTTATATAATTGCTTG